TCAAACAACAAAGGCACCAGACTGGAGAATTCTAAGAGATGCAGCCCATGAAACTTATAAAAACTTGCCAGCTCCCGAGCCAAGTGTTCGACAACAATACCACTATCGCGGTGGATCTTCGAGCGCTCCGCCTACCCCAAGACTGCAAACACTGGCTACATACAGTCAAGTAGATAACGGTTGTCTTCATGAAGATGCGAAAATTAAGTTGGCTGACGGAAGTCTAATTGCATGTAAGGACGTCCTACCTGGTGCAGCAGTCTGGTGTGTTACTCCGGATGGGACACAACAAATTGATTACATCGAAACAATTGTACGATCTCGTTGTCAGCAAACAGATTTTGTAAGAATTCCAGATACGGAGTGTGATATCACTCCATGGCATCCAGTAATGATTGATAAAAGTTTCAAGTTTCCAGCTAATATCGCTAAAAGTGTAGTAAAGTCTTCCGAGTTTGTCTACTCATTCGTTCTCTTTGGACGAAGTTCTACGATGATTATCGGTGATTGCGCGTGTATTACACTTGCGCATGGGCTAGAAATTCCGGTAGCTAAACACGACTTTTGGGGCACAGAAAAAGTAGTTATGGCTTTGAAAAATTTTGCAAGTTATAACTCAGGGATTGTTACAATCGACTCTTCAAACATTGTCCGCGGGGAAAAGACCGGTGTGCCAGGGGAAAAGACTGCCAATGTTGTTGGTATTTTCCCACACGCCAATGAAGTTTGTTGGACAAAACTAGCCCGAGATATCAAAATTGATAATCGAAAAGTTGCCCGTGAAGTTATTCATGTCAAGCTTACCGAAGATCCCCCGGTTTGTTTCGAGAGCGAATTCGAATTTAGTGGGACTAAGATATCCAAAGTTGTACTCGGTGCAAAGCCGTTGGCTACTTGCACTGAACCGCAAAAAGCCGAAGTTTGGTTTCAGGGAAATCAACAAAGTTTGACTTACTGTGTATGCTAAATTGAATTCATTTATGTTCGAAAAGAATATAAATGAAAAATCTAAAAACTTTTTTGGTGTTTATGACGTTGTCTTTTACACAAGTTTACGGTAATTGTGATTTAGACGTGAAAGTGCTTGATCCAAGTATTAAATTGGGAAAGTATAACTGTTCTAATATAGTGTCTAACCGTCGTAGAAGTCGGAGGCGTAGTCCTGACCCCGGTTGCGATCATGTACTAAAATATGGTAAAATTAGATGTACACTGATACGCAAGGAGAACATGAATACAGGCAATTGTTATCATTATAATTGTGTTTCAAATCAGGTCGAAGGATGGCGATTCAAAGCATACGTTGATTCTAAAGATTATGACACTATCCAAGTATTGATAAGACCCATAAGCTCAGGAGGCGACTTTATATTTTGGTTATTTTTCTTAATGATGGTTGGTGTGTCGTGCTACTTATGTAATTTTGAAGAAAGTCGAATTTTACAAGATAATAGATATGGTAGATATGATCGATATCGAGCCGGAGGTAGATATGATAAATATACTACTCGAGGTAGTGTTTATCGATAATTCGTAATATAACTATATGTATATTACGAATTTATTCTCATTCCATACAAAATTCCTCCAAGTATAGTTGCTCCTGAAAATAAAGCGCTTTTAACTAAATTAGTATTATTAGCGACCTCTGCTGCCACCCACATAACGCTAGCTCCAATATAATTATGTAAAGGCATGCCCAGATACCAAGGATAACGACCATGCCACCAAATAGCTTCTTGTGTATAATTTTGCCATCCAAAACCCTTATTTAACATAAACCATGTGAAATCTTCTACGAGAAACCAATTAGAGGTATAAAATACAATCTCGCTTAATTTATGATCACGTAAAGAGTAACTCAAAGTTAATGCCACTATACTGTTCATTATCATATGATACCATGTGAAATTAGTACCTAGGCAAAGATCTGTGGGTAGATTCTTTGCCCATCCGCCATCAACGCCTTCAATTTCCACTTCCATAGCAGCCCAGAGTATCGCGTAAGTATTTACAAAACTTACTGTACTTAGCCATTGTGGTATTATCATTTTATTTATATTGATTTTTATTTAAGTTTTGCGGAGAATAAATGGTGGAGGAATTACCCGAAGAGATTATCGAATTGATTATGCACTTTATGGGTGCGTATACTCACAACAAAAAAGAAAGACCTTACATTGAAGATATTAAATTAATCAAAGACATCGCAGAATATGGTGTTAAGCGTTCAATTTTGCATATCAAAGAAATGCGGGCGCTGCAAAAAGCATATAATGTCAGAAAACCCTTCTGGACTTCTGGAGGTGGGATATTTTGGGGTGATACATTTCATCTACAATAAATTTTAAATATTTATTTAAAATTCACTCACGTTTACGCTTACCTATTATCGATTCACCTTTATACACCTCATCGACAAAACCATGCTTCAAGCATTCATCAGTTGGATATTCTAGTTCACGCTTCATCATAGACTTAAACTTTTTTACACGCACCTTTGTATTCCTTTTGAAGAGTTCGATTATCCTTTCTTCAAGTTTATTTAGATTAATTACCTCGTCGTCTACATCACACTTCTTACCATACATTCCACCCCTAAGTTGATGAATAAGCATCACAGCATTTGGTCTCATAAGACGTCTATCACCCGCGATTGATATCATCGTAGCAGCACTAGCACACATTCCTTCTATTATTGTAACAACGGGCGTAGCAGAAGCTCTGATGCTGTCAATTGCCGCAAATGCATCCATTACATATCCTCCCCATGAATTAATATGAACCCAAATTTCTCGATGCATATTACCGGGTTTGTTAAGCTTCAAAAGAGCCTGAACAAGCTCCTGAACCGATTTAGTTTCTACGTCGGCGTAAAAATAGATATGATTTCCTTGTACGGTAACACTACCACAATTTTCCTCCTCATCCTCGTCATCATTTTTGGGTTTCTTTTTAGTTTTTCCCCAGACAAACATTTTTATACATATATACAATTCTTTATCCCGTTTAAAAATGCCAAATGTTCGATAAATGGAAAGAATTAAAGTTAAAGTCAAAGTTATGGCGCCTACTTGTGACCGAAGAGGATTCATGCTACCTCGAGGAGAATATGAAATGTTAATTACCGCTATATCAGCTACATATATATCAGGAAATATTGGTGAAATAGAATTCACTTTTCCGATAAAGCTTGTTTTAAAAATGATATCGCAACTACAATATCCAAGACTAACAATTGAGGCGCCACCTGTAGCACCAAGAACGCATGAATTATCTCCCGTGGGTGGAAATAGTTGTATGATTTGCCTTAGTAGCATGAATTCGGATCATATATCTTTACCATGCATGCATAGATTTCATCGAGAATGTCTTTCAAGGTGGTTACATACTCGTACTACATGTCCGGTTTGTAGAACTAGAGTTACCAGCTCATTTAGAGCAAGAATGGGTCTCAATAATTACCGACCATCTGTATCTAACGCTAGTGGATATCAACCAAGATTTCCAAATCAACAACAGAGAAGATATCGACGTAGAAGACTCAGACGTGATCCCAATAGGACTTCTTTACCCGACTTATTTAGAAGCTAAATTTATTATCTCGAAAGATATAATAAACTAATGTTATAACGCTTTATCAGATCTTTTTGATGATAAAAATGAAATTTTCTGTATTACTTCAAAGTTGAGATGCCTTTCTGTAATCGAACAAAAAAATCCGAATGTTGTATATGTCTAGAGACAAAAGAAATCATTTTATCATGTAAATTCTGCTTGGAAGGTGTTGTTTGCGGTGAATGTGGTTTAAGAATAATAGAGGATGCTAGATGCCCTATTTGTAGGCAAGAAAATTGGCGCAAGGGATCACTTTCAAAGAAAAAAGTGATCCCTTGCACAATTGATTATAATCTCGCTAATATTGAAGTAATAAGTGAGGAAATAAACGAAAACGAAGAACCTTCGTCGCGCTCTATGTCGTGTGAAGATCGTATGCTACTTTTACAACGAATATGGGATAGCCTTCTTTTGATGTTGGGACTTATTATGATTTCTACGATCGCTGGATTCTTAACATCATATATCTTTTACAGCCATGAAACTTTTCAAAAAAATTCCACATTTATATGGATTTCCTCCCCTTTTATTGGATTAATAGAAATCAGATTACTTACCTTTTGCTGCGGCTGTGTTAAACAGTTTGATTAATTTTTTACTTCACAAGAAGTGAAAAATCGAATTCAATTATCTCTCTGTGCTGCATACCAAATAACTCCGGTAAATAAGATTTTGTTAACGAAATCTCCGAGATTGTAAATAATATTCATTGTTTTTGTGTTTCCAGCTAAATAACCAATTGGGTAAATAGCCCAACCAACTGTGATAATCCATTTCATTGAATTATAAGCAATTTTAACCGATTCATCTTTACTTTTTTGTTCAAATTTAGCTCCTATACCAAAGAAAATTTCATATATAATATAAGCCCACGCGATCATGCCAACTGTGAAGCCCACATTTCTTGGAATTCTTCCGGTTTCTCCGAGAAATCCAAAGAGTATCATAATCACAGATGCTGACAACAAAGTAGCTAACAGAGATTGTGGTACTTCTTGATCCACTGAAAGAACCAAATAAAATTCCATGATTTGCAAGGGCACAGTCAAAGCCCAGTCTATGTAACGATACGCTATCGGACTTTTCTTTTTCTGCACCCATACATTTCGCATGTATAAATAGTGCAAACTCGCAATACCAGTGACTAGAGCAGATGTCGTCATTGGAAGCTGCCATTTTTTATTCACATTGCCTCTTTCAATTACTAGAAAAGCTGTACTGGCAATCAGAGCTATAGATATAATCCAAAAAGAAATACCAGTTGTGTCTTTTGCACTTAACTCTTTCATTTATTATAATTCTTAATTTCTTGAAAAATTAAGACTTTATATTACATCAACATACTCGTTTAGAAAATCACAAGCCTTTTCAACACTTTTAATCTCTATCTCACAGTTTTCGATCGTCTTTTTTGCAGTATTAGTTTGTGTATCATGTCGCTCAATTTCATTCTTAATACCGAATTTGAAGCGCCGTGTCATAAAATGAACAGACATTGCTAGTACAAAAGCTGAAGTGATAATTGTTGAGTTAGGCAGTGTGTAAAACTTATCAGCTACAAACCATACGAAAATAGCGACCTTAAACATGAGACATTCTAGTTCACAAGCTTGTTTGTATTTATGATATTGTTTTTGCTTACGAGAATTATTTTTCTCAATAGTCTTGGTGAGGCATGTAATAGTATCTTGTTCCTTTTTCATGGCCACAAAGTTTTTTAGCAAACCTCGGAGATACGTAACTTGCTTTTCCCGAGACTCAACTTCCTCCTCATACTTGTCACGTTCGTTTTCGACTTCGGATAGGTTTTTTCGTAGGTCTAAATTAGTTTCATGGAGTTTTTCGTTCTGAGAAACAATGTGGCGTGCTTCCACACTGTGTGCATATGTTGTATTTTCGGTCATTTTTTAACTTCGTTGAGAAATTAAAAATCAATTTACACGATTCAAATATATCAAGCCCTCACCACCGGCATTTCAATCCGAGTCCCCATCATAAGCATGGGATCCCAAAATCGACAACATGGCCTCGTAAGACATATTGCTCCTATGAGGCCTGGCCATCGGCTGTAAAGACCTGATCATTATTGGATTTCCCTTTGCTATCAGTGCTTCTCTAACGAAAGCTGGAAAGTAACGAGCAGGATTGCCACCTTCGTCTGTAATTATGGTTTTAATTATAGGTTTTATCCCAAGACGTTTTAAAGTTTTTACATTAACGTCGGGGAGTAATTTTATTTTTGCGTATTCTTTAGGGGTTGTCTGTTTTGCACTAATTCTTCCTAAACTATAGTTTTGCCTGTCATGATTGGGATACACCCAGACCCAATCTCCTACTTGCATCCTAGGGTTGTTATTGATTTCATATGAAACCATTTTGTGATACAGATCAAGAAGTTTGTAATTGCTTTGCAAACTGTCGTCTTCCAAAATTTCTTTGACAAAGCATTCAGCCCTCAACACAGCAGACATTTTCCAAGCGTCTTTCGCAAGTACGCTCCATTCACCGGCGCGTTTCAAAGAGTCAGGGAAAATGTTTCTATCATTCAGCGTTTCCATAATCATGTGCTCACAGGATTCCTCACCAAGCTTGGGCATGGGGAGATCAGGTGGGAAAACAACGGGGAGCCATCCGTGCGCTGCACCAAGTCTAATCATTTCTTTTATTGACTCGTCTAAATCTGACCCATAATGGTTAGCACGACCGAGTTCATGAAATGAAGGGCCGCCGCCTCTAACTTTTAGCATACGAGAGAGCACCGTATTTAGCTTTTTACTCTGTAGTGCCCCACTTGAAACTTGAGGACGAGCTTCCATAATTTGTCCGGCCAATGCACCAGCAACTGGGTGAACTCTCTTGGGAGCATCCTTGAGGTAGGATCGACTATAAGTGGGTACATGTAATCCTGCAAAAGTCTCAGCATCTACATGTCTTGCTGCTATTTCCTTCAGAGATTTCATATTAAATTTAGATTTACTTTTCCTAGACTTCTTCTTTGGTTTCCTAGACTTCTTCTTTGGTTTCCTAGACTTCTTCTTTGGTTTCCTAGACTTCTTTTTAGCATTGGCGATTTGCCTTTTCAAAACTTTTACGCTCTTGTATTGATGGATAGTTTTTCCTTTTTTACTTTTTTTCGCGACAGTGAGCTTTACACCCAATTTCTTGGCTTGTGCTTTCATGGCCTTGGTCAAAATAGGTTTCCTAGATTTCCTTTTACGTGATTTTGTCATTTTTATTATATGAACATTATAATTCATTTATTTCCTTACAATTGGTGGTTTGGGTGTCTTGGGTAACCTTTTAGTTGTATCCATAAGATGTACTTGAATGTAATTTGCTCGTTTAAGATACACGTCCACTTTTTTGGCTATCGCAAAACGCTTAGCCCCATTTTGTTCTGTTTTCATATATCTAACAAACATATCTATACCAGTATTGTACAATTCCAGAGCCTCTGGGTAATAATGATCTGAATCTTTACGCACGGCGTCTTTAATGATTTCCACGGCTTTCAGAAAGAAGTTATTCTCACTAGCTTTTAAGATTGGATTAATTTGACATAGTTCTAGTTCGTCGGGGGTCA